TATCATCAAGATTGACCTGACCCTCTACGACCTCATGGCGTGGGTTGTTGCCCAGGTAAAGCGCGTCAAGATACTGCCTGAGTAACTGGGTTTTAATCGTCTGAAAATCGACCGTTATGTCAGCCAGGGACAATCCAAAGTGCCTGTGAGGCATCAGGATTGGGGATAGATCGGCAAAGGGATGGCCGTCAACGATCTCGTTTTCCAGGATTGTGGAGCCTGCTTTCAGAATCCGTCGCCACTCAAGGATGCCGTCGCCGTCGTAATCAACCTGTACATAAGCGTCAATCAGCCAGACATATCGGCTCATCGGGTCGTTATTGCCGCCGTCCTCATATTGAGTAGCCGCCTCGTCGTCGTAAACCCGGCGCATGATCGCTTCCGAGTTGTATTGCGCCCAGTTATTGTCGTCAGTGAGCGAGAGGCATTCATCTTTGCTGTAGCCCATCGCCACCAGGTCGCCGATTCGTTTGCGAACCCTCTGAGCAATGAACGGAGTGTCCTCAATGGTCTTAGACCGACGTGAGACCAGGATTTCCTCGGGCGGCACGTTGTCAACGATCGTTTTCATGACCCGCTTGGTGCGCTTGATCGTGATCGAGTACACCAGGGGAGGGTTGTCAATGGCGTGCTGCATTTGAGCGAGCATTTGCCCGATCTGTTGCATCGCCTGTTGGTTGCCCATTTGCTGGGCTTGAGCGTATTGCTGTTGCGCAGCTTGGAACTGCTGCTGCATTTGTGGTAACTGCTGGGTGTAGGTTTCGTCAACGTCCGAATCTTGAGATTCGACTTCGATTTCCTCCTCGTCGTTAGCTGGCTGCATGATCGCTGTGATCTGCTCCATCGTCTGGCCGACGTATTCTTCGCGGGTTACTTCCTTCTTTTCTTCGCTGTAAACCTTGACGTAGCCGTTCTTTGACAGCAGGCCATCCTTGAGCCACCAGTAAACGATGCGATAGCCTTCATTCTGCGACCAGAGTAGCCAGTTGGCATATTCGGTTGCCTGCTGTGCTTTTTGCTCGTCACCGGGTTTGCGTGGGCTGAATCGGGCAATGTCCTCACCCGATGTAAAGATGCGCATCAGCGAAGGCATCGCCCACTCAATCGCGTTTGCCACATCAGGGGAAACTACGGATGAGCGCCCGTCAACTTCGGGAGGAGCTAGCTTGCCACTCGGTCGGACAAGATAGTATTCAAGCGCCGTTCTACGCTGCTCAGACAGCCTCCCGACATAGCCCAAGCTCTGCGAGACCTCCGCATCTACAAGAGCTTTAAGCTCGTCGTCTGTCATTTTTTGCATAGTTAGGCGTAATTCATGTTTGCATAATTCAGAGTACCTTTGCTCCACTCTGAATTGGTAAGACTGCCCACGCAGACCCCGAGATAACGAAATGCGTCCGCAGCGTGGGAATGATTATCATGCACCGGGGCTGTTGCCTCCCCTGTTTGCGCGTTGATGGCCCGGCGATAGTTATACAAATGGTCAACCAGCACGTCAGCCTTGTCAGCGTCGAAATATACCTGTCCAAACATCATTCGAGCCGCTCTAATGCCGCTCTCTATGTCCAGCTTGGGCGTGATTCTAACATTCCACCCCTGAGAATCAAGCACTTCCTTGGCCGATCGGCCTGTCTGTAGGTTGCGGGTCTCGCCGTCGTGAGGCAGCCACATTTCGCCCCAGTTCCATTTCCGTTCTCTTAACAGTGTGGAATAGTAGTCCAGGGTCTTGTGAGAATCTTCGATGTAGTCAATGATTCGCACATCACTTGCGCCTTTTTGCACCAGGATGATCGACGTTTTATCGTTCCAGCCCAAGTCCCAAATCGCATGAACACGCAACATCGGGTCATAAGGCAAAGGTCGGATGCGGCCATTGGAGCGTGACTCGTCGATCTGGTCTTTGTAGATCGCACCAGGCACGTTATACACGTCCCATCGGCCCTCGAGTAGTTGTTGCCTCTCCACGTCAGGCAGCATCATTAGGCGTTCGAGATAGCCAGTTCCGTCCAGGTGGTTGTTGTCGGAGAGCTTGGAGCTTATGAAGCGCCGGTGAATGAATCGTCCGTTGACGTTGAGCGTGACCATTGAATCGGCGCCGTCTTTTTTGATGCCGAACTTTTCCATTATCCACTTCGGGCCAGGATTACACGATGCCCTCATCTTTGCCGATAGCCGTTTGTCAGGCGAGCGCAGGCGGGAGGTCAAGTAGTCGTAAACGTAAGGGGTGGCGAAGTGGCCCAATTCATCGATGCCAATCCACTGAAATTCAGCGCCCTGGTATTGAAGTACATCGGGGTCACGTTCGCAGAAACCAAAGATGATTTTCGCACCCGACGTAAAGAGCCATTCTTTGTCAGCTTCACGATACGTTGCGCCTGGGTCGATCAGGGGATAGATGATTCGGGTTCGGTCAATGATTTCCCGCAGCTGGGGGAATGTTTTGCGGATGAGTAAGCCGCGAAACCTGGGGATTGAGATGGATGGCTCTTCTTCGCCGAGTCCGAGCACGTCCATGATTAGGGCGTCACTTTTCCCACCCCCTGCCGCGCCGCCAAACAGCACCTCATCCTCGACCGCAGCCAGGAAGTATTCCTGCTTCTCAGTGGGCGACCAGGACTTTGGATTCGTCACGGAGCATGACCTCTTTGAATGATTCAGCGACAAACTGGAGCCACAGTCTGTCTGAATAGTCCCCAATGTCCTTTAGGGCCTCATGGTGCGCATAGACCAGCTCCATAGGGTTTAGGCCGTAGTGTTTCTTGACCTTCATCAGGGCGCGATAAAGTGATACACGGCCTTGATCTATCTTCGCGGGGTCGACTGGGCTCATTTACTCCCCTTTTTGGGCACGTAGGCCTGAAAGTTAATCTGCACGTTGCCAGTAATGTGTTTACGCTCGATGTAATCACCGCACATTTTCGAGAGCTGATCTAACGCCTTGAGTTCATCGCCCTGTCTTTCAGCCCGATCTGCGATAGCTTGCAGCCTTGCGCGGCGTCCTTCGATGGTATCAAGCTCATGAGCGATCTTTGGAGCCGATAGCCTTTTGATAGCCTCGATAACCTCATTATTTTTCATATTGACGCCACCAGCCGTTGACGCCGATCTGACACTGTACCCAGCGGATATAGCTGCTTGCGTCGCATTGCCCCCATTGAGGACATATTGACGCACGAAGGCTTCTTGCTTTGGAGATAATGTCATGTTGTCAATCGTTGCAAGTCAGCGTTGGACATACGCACGGCGTAATAGGCGATGCGCTTGATATGGCCACAGAGATAACCAAGCGCCGTTCCGTTGCCGATCTGGAGTTGGGTCGGAGTTGGCATTGTTGCTGCCGTGTCGGTTGCGCCTATCAATCCACCCTGGGCAGCGTTACAGTCATTAAGCGCGTAAGCAATGGCTGCTTTGGTAACCGTGTTTGCCCCAACCACTGGAGCACCAGTTGCACCCTGGTTAAACACCGCCACAGAGTTATCCACAATAACACCCGTAATCAGTCCCGATACGTCCATGCGCCGAAGTTGTAGTCGCTCGGCCGAGGTGTTGTCGTCAGCACTCAAAATCGCATTGATGCCAGCACCGCCAGTCGAATTAAAAGGTAACGAAAACTCAGCCAGGAAAGCGCCCACGTTTTGGTTATACCAGCTTGAAAAGTTAGTACCCGTCATCACCGCGCTATCTAGTGCCCTTGTGACCGTTGCCCCGGTTGTCGGGATATAAGACGTTGCAAACGCTCCGGCCTCGACCTGGGCGTATTGGACTGTGCCCGTTACCGTACAAGTCAGAGTTCCCGCAGCAGGCGTAAACGTCAGGGTTGACCGGGTTGGATACGCTCCAGAGCCAACCAGCGTGCCAGAGTATGCCCCGCTTAGAGTAACTGTCCCCGACCCGTAAAAGCTCAGCGTGTAAGGCGTTGCCGTTACCGTCACACCCTGGGTTGACAGTGAATCACTGTTAAGCAGTAGGTTGGTTCGGGATTCTTCAATCAGCAATCCCTTTGGTAATTTAGTTACCGGGTCATAGTCAAATCGGGGGACGTTATTCCCAACGGTCTCAATAAACCCCGAATTGTTTGTCCTGGTTGCAATGCTAGCCCTTGTAAACGTCACCCGGGGGTCGAGTGTGTTCATCTGGGCAAAATTAAGTTCCATGGTGCTCTGGTCAGCCGTCCAGAATCCCGAATCGTCAGGGATAACGCTCACCACCGCAGTACCTGACAAGCTCAGAGCAGACACGCTTTTATGTCCGGATGCTCTCAGGACTAACAGGTCATAAGGCTGTACCAGTACGTCACCAGCTACGGCTGCTCGGCGGTCGTTTGAGACGCACACGTAAGCTGGGGCCGATGAGGTTACTTTGATATAACGGGGAAAGTACCCCACAGCGTCAAAAGGTATAGGCGCACTAACCGCAGTACCCGTGCTCGTTAGGGTTATCCCCGTTGTCGTCCCTGTTGCCAGTGCCATGCCTTGTCCTTTATCGATGCTCTATTATACCAATTGCGTAGTAACTGCAAGCGAAGCTGATAGCTCTTTTTGGTAATCAGTCCTGTAATCTGTCATGTGCTTATTCCCCTTTGCCTTATTGCAGCCGGCGCATAACACTTGCAGATTCTCAATTGATAGCGCTAAATCTGGATAGTATTTGCGGGGTTTTATGTGGTCAACGTTTGGAGGGTATTTCCCCGAAAGGTATCCACAGCACATACAACGTGAACCAAACGCTGATAAGACTATTTTCCTCAGTCCGGCCCATTTTGCTTTATGTAGTGCAGATTCTTTTCTCTCTTTAAGAATGGCTGCAACTTCATTGTCCGACTTCCCCTCTAATGACATAAGCAATGAAAACTTACGCATCCTCTTATCTATCTTAACTTTACTCTTTTTCATTAGATGCTCTCTGGTGAATGTTTGAGCAAAGCGAGTCCTAACCGTAACAAAACAGCAATCGACCCGCTTTAACGATGCTCTCCGGAGCCATGTCGTCACATCGCGATGAGCAGACTTATTTCAACCA